GATCTCCTAATCAGATACCTGATCCGTCTAAGTTTCCTGAAGATAATGGTGGTTTAGGCAGACATTGTTTGTACAGGTTTTATCATGCCGAGGCCACTGCAGCTTGTAGTACACCTCAGAAGAAGATAGAGAAAGTTAATGGTAAAGAGTGGCTGGAAGCAGAGGAAGCCATGAGAGAGATAGGAGATAGATGCAGAGCGCATTGGCAAAAAGTTATTAAAGATCAGAAACAAACACCCTTAGAATTGTGTGAGGCGTGTTGTTTACCTCTGCATAATGGTTGCGCATGCTTTGTTAAGAATGCTCAATTACCCACTTTTTTGCAACACTTACATAAGTGGAAGATAACATACTTTATGTTTTCATGGTTATTGCCTAAAAATGTAGTTGAAAAGTGGTACGCTAGTTTTGGTAATTTATATTACGTAGTAAAAACTCTTTCATCGATATTGAGTGTAGGGACTCGGAGATTGTTGTATCACTCAGTGTTGGACGATGATAAAGAATATTTGTCTGGTTTATCTTTGGTTACCGGCATGTGCAGCAGTATTGCGGTTTATAAGATTATGAAATTGTTATCGCAATTATACTTGTCACGTAGAAAGATGTATATTCCCAATGCTTCTATACAGGATACTCCTATGCCGTTGGAAGAGCGCAAGAAAATGACTACTGAAGTAAAACCTTGGGTATTTCCAACTAAACCTATATTAGATTATAAATTAAATAATTTATCTAAGAATAATATGATTGAAGTGCTATTACGTAATACGGTCCTTATTAAAACTGATCATGGTAATTATCATGGTGTCTTTGTTTGTGATAACCGGATATTAACGCCGAAACATGCGTGGTATAACAAAGAAGGCACTCATATGGTTGAACAATTGGAAATAACTTTATGTAGGCGCAACAATCAGAATGCATATGATGATAATTATACTTTATTTAAAAATAGGTCTTCATGGAATGAGAAAGATTATGTTTATTCCCATGTTAGTAACACCCCGAGTATTAAAGACATTAGGAAATATTTTTGCGCTGAAAATGCTCAAAATAATATTAATGCGTATAAATTAGATACTAAATTATGGAGTTATGTGCCTTGTATGTTAAAGAACTGGTTATTTACGAGTATGTTGTATGGTAGCACTCGTAGAGAGATTGAAGTGCAAACTTATACAGGCGAGGTTAATCCAGGTGATTGTGGAACCTTAATTGTGTATGGTGATTATAATAATGTGATTATATTTGGGATGGTAGCCGCAGCTAATGTATCATTTAAGTCGGGTGCTTACATTGCTGTAACGAAGAGTGAAATATTTGAATTGGAAAAAGTATTAAACAAAAAGATTGTCATGCCCGCTTTTGAGTATACGGGGGCGCATGTCCCTAATGCTCGTAAATATGAAGTTTCAGAAGTTCCTCATGCTAAAAACATGGTTAATTTTTTGCCAGAGTATTATGCTAATAAGATAGAGTATCTGGGTCATGTGGGCAAGGATATATCATTAAAAAGTGAAACTGTTATTCATCCATATAAAGAAACATTTATGAGTAAATTTCAATTACCAAATGTTAGACCAGTACCATTGCACTATCGATCAATGAGAGAATTCTTATGCTTAACGTCGCATCAACCTGCACAGTTGGATCCTAATATCTTGCTAAAAGTAGGAGATGTAGTAAGAAAGATAATGTTTGGTGTTATTGATAGATATAAAGAAGATAAGATTGATGGTTTTGTAAGTAGACCATATACATTGGATGAAGCAATTAATGGTATTAAAGGTCATCCCATTGCACATGGAATAGCTACTAAAACTAGTGCCGGTTTTCCATGGTCACAAAGTAAGGGTAAGCTGTTACACGGAGAACCAGGTAATAGAGAATTGCACCAAGATGTTTTAGAGTCTATAAATAGTGTAATTGATAAATGGAATGAAAGCAAGATAGCCGGCTTAATTCTGAAGGCATCTGTGAAAGATGAAGCTAGAGTGGTCGGCAAAGATCCAAGAATTTTTAATGCGACTTCAATTGAGTATCATTTGTTGTCCCGTATGTATTTAGGTCCATTATTAGATTTGCTGATTGTATACCCTGATATTAGTAGGTGTGCGGTCGGGGTTTCTTGGTTTGGTGAGTCTTGGAATGAAAATGTAGTTAGAGCTATGTCCAAAGACAATGTTATGGAATTTGATTTTTCTAGTTTTGATATGAATATACCGGAGGACATTAGAGAAACTGTGTTTTGTTCAGTTGTTTTATCATTGAAATATTTTTATCAGACTAATGAGTATGATAATATATTATATGGTATTTTTAATGAAGCTAGAAAACCTACAGTGAATGTATGTGGATCCATTGTCAGGTTAATGTCACTTTGGATAAGTGGTTTCCTAGGTACTGCTGCTGTAGGTGGTATGTTAGGGTTGTCAATGGTTTCATACTCTTATTTCATAAATCATCCAAGTCATCAAGCTGAGGATTTTTTAAATAATGTTAACTCTACATGTTTGGGTGATGATGGTTTGATGTCAACATCCTGTAGTTTAGAAGATTGGAATATTAAAATAATTAATAAAGACTTATTAAACATGGGTGTAAAAATAACTCCAGCTGATAAAAGTAGTGATTTTCCTTTATCTGTAGATAGGAACTCAGCTACTTTTTTAAAAAGGAGAACCATCTATAATCCTAATTTGCAAAGATTGATAGGCGCGTTAGATTTACAATCTATATTAAAGCCGTTTGCGACGATTATTAAGTCCAAGGATATATCTATTGATGACCAAGTGATTATGCAAATTAGATCAAGTTGTATTGAGATGATGGCGTACGGATCATTAAATTATTTTAGATTTCGTAATACACTAGTAGAATTGTTACCAAATTTGAATATTTGTTATGAAACTTTTAATAATTTTGTTCCTGATTATAAAAGTTTAGTTATTAGTTTAGTAGGGAGTTTTCATGATTGTACTGGAACGTGTAAAGAATGTTTATATAAGCGCAAAGGTTTTACAATATCAGATAGTATTAGTACTGATGAAATGTATACTTTAATACCAAACATGGAAAGACCCATAAGTGAAGGGTCTGTTGAAAAGGAGGGTCTTACTACATTGATTACATCTGACGATAATGAGCAAGTTATTACGAAAGCGTTGGACTTGAGTGTGGATACTACCAAAACTGCCTCAGCTTTAGGTATTGACAGAGAATATTTAATGACTTCGTTTTCATTTCCTATCAACAGTTTTAAAAGTGAT